TAGGGCCCAGCCCCATAGGGCCCGATGCCGTACCCGGTCAGCAACACCACCGGATCGGACGGGTCGTCGACAAGAGGAGGCGCCGTTTCGTCATTGCGCTCGGCGGTGTCCTGCATGGGCTGATTGTAGGCGCCCTGCTCGTAGCGCACCGGATGCACAGCGAGGCCCGCCACGAGCGGGTCGATACTCGTCGGGCGCGGGAGCACTACAGCGCCTTGATGATCCAGCAGTCGAAGAGAGCAGACGGTTGACAGTTCTCATGGGGCTGATTGTTCGTCCCCGGCCAACCAGAGACAGTGATGGTGTGCCCATGACTGTCGTTGCCCACACCGGAACTGTGAGAGTGCCCACCAGCATCACCGGCTGTGCCGTAGGAGTAGATGTCTGCGTCGTTGTAAGCAGTCATCCCACCCGACGCTTGTGTCGCCACAGAGTTGTTCCCACCGGAGCGCTGGATGACGACGTACCCCGGAGATCCCCTCACGTAGGCGCCGCCCGTCACGCTGTGCGTATGGCCTCCCGCTGTGGACGAGTAGACAGTCCCGCCGTGGCTGTGGTCATACGTCGACGCCGATCCAGAGAGCGACAACGCCGGAAGGTGACTGGTGCCAAGCGTGACCACCTCACCGCCCCAGTACTTGCCGTTGGAGTTGTTGAACCGACCGGTGGTGGAGCTGTAGCCAACTGGCATACGCCCACGGAGGTCCGGGAGCCTGAACGTGGCCCCATCGATCGCCCCGTAGGCACCACCCAAGAAGCCGAACAACGTGGCGTACGTGGTGCGGCTGACGTCCTGACCGTTCAGCCACAGGAACCCAGCGGGGATGTTGGCACCAACGGCCCCCGGGTCGGCGCCGCCTGGCCAACCCAAGACGGTGCCGATCGGCAACGGCAGGATCGCCGGGTCGTACGCCGAAACCTGCTGCCAACCAGTGGTCCCGGTTCCGGTCTCCTTGACGTAGAAGACCACTGAGCCCTGCGTCGAGTCGATGTCGGTCCGCTGGTACATGGAACCAATGCCAGCCGATGTGGTGGCCAGTTGCGCCAAGGTTCCTCGACGGAGGTTCGCCGACGTGAAGACACCAGTGGAATCGATACGAGCGATGACAGCCCCGGTGGAATCCTGGATCTGCAGGAGGTCTGCTGTCTGCCCGGCCTTCGCTTTCAGCACCAGTGTCGGCACGGTGTTCGACACCGTGGTGATCTGCTCAGCACCGTTGACCGACAGTACGTCCTGAGTGGTCCGCTCGATGGAGAGGTCGGTCGTCCCGTTCTCCCACACCATCTTGCCGTTGGCATCGAGGGTCCACTTGTTGCCCGCAGCGAACGTGCCGACGTCGACGGCGATGTCGGTGCCGGTCGCTGCACGACGCTTGAACGTCACCTCGACTCGACGTCGCTTGTCGGTGATCAAGTCGTTGGTGATCGCCGTCGCCCCGGCAGGAATGTAGACGGCGTAGTACACAGTACGCAGTCGGTCCCAGATCGGGAACCGAGCGTTGGTGCTCGCCGTCCCCTTGATGACCTCCCATGCTCCCGTCGCATTGACGGTGATGAGATCGAAACGAGGGTTCGCCTCTGCTGCAGCGATGTTGACGTTGCTGCCGTTGACGCTGAACATCTGCCCATCAACGAGAGCGGTGGTCGCCGTCAGGGCGACCGTCATGTTCGGTGAGGCCTGCTGGGTTCCGTCGCCGCCAGTACCGAGGACGCCGAAACGGTCGTCCCCAAGGATCTGGAAGTCAACCGAGTCCGGTTCTGCCTGGTCGAGATAGGCCGCGTCTGGCCGGTTCAGAACCGTGAACGGCACGGTGACTCCTTATGCGTTGGTGCTCCTGAAGAGCGAGTTGCCGTCGAACTGAATCGGGGCCTGGGTCTGTGAGTCACGCAGCTTCACGGACCGCAAGTGGTTCGCCACCTCCAGGGGGACGATCACTGGCTGCCCGCCGGTGAACTTGTACTTCGCCCCACCGTAGAAGAGATCGAAGTCGCCCTGCGGGACCACTCGCTCGTGGCCCTCGGGGACGCCCTTGGTGTTGCGCTGCGACGGTGATGTCTCCAGTGCGACGATCTTCTGCTGCGCCTCGGCGAGCTGCGCACGGAGCGCAGCCAGCTCGGCGTCATCGGCTGCCGGTACGGACTCGATCTCGGGAACGCCGGTCGGAAGTTCGTCCTCGGGAGCGTCGGTCAGCTCGGCTGCACCGCGCACCTGCTTGCCCGTCGTTGTGAGTGCCATGGGTGTGTTCTCCTGATGGTGTGCTTGGAATGCGCAGTGGCTGAGGTGGATCGAGCGGCCCCGACCACCTCAGCCGACAGCGAAGTTACTGGATCGACCCACCGAAGGTGTTGATCAACACGCGGGACTCGTGCGTGATCACGCCGAAGCCCCAGATGCCGTACCAGGCGAGTCCGTGCTCCCGGCCGAAGTCGAGGACGCCGCCGTCGCGGAGTTCCACAGGGAGCGAGATGGCGTGCCCGAAGGCGTTGTCGCCGATCATGATCGCCGTGTAGGAGTTCGACAGCGGATCCTGGTAGCCAGCGATGCCCGGGTTCACGTCGACGATGTCGAGGACGGAGGCCTGGCCCTGCAGCACCTGGGTCGTCTCGATGAACACGACGTCCTGGTAGCGGCCGATCTCGCCGAGCATGAAGTTGCCCGGAGCGGCGTACTTGGTGACCTCGATGAACTCCGGCCAATCCCGAAGCGAGCGGCTCTGCGCCGGGTGCACGAAGCACACGTACGTGTCGCCGAGGCGGGGGATGTTGCGGGCGGCGAGGATCGCCACGGCGTCCTTCACCGACGCCGGGCTCATGTAGCCCGGGGAGGCCGACGTGCCGAGCGTGCCCGGGTTGTACGGGGCGATGCCGTCACGAGAGGCCAGCGGGAAGCGACCGAAGACGAGGTCGGGCGAGACGCCAGCGGTGCCGCCGAACGTGGTGCCGGGGGAGTACAGCGTGTTGCGCGCCTCGACGTCCATGGACTGCGCCATGTGACGGCCGAGCAGGCGGGACGCCGACGCCATGACGTCGTCGAAGGCTGCGTGCAGCAGCAGCTCGGTGACGGCGACGGCCTTGCCGTGCTCCGTGACGGTGAGCTGGATCTGCGAGGCGGTCAGCGAGTCGGGCTCCATGCGGACGCCCTCGGTGAGGATCGCGCCTTGGTGCTGCTCGACGGTGAGGTTGTTGTACCTCATGAAGTTGACCGTGAGGCCGGGCTGAACTCCCAGCTCGGTCTTCTTCACGGCGAACTGCTCGAAGCGAAGCACGGGCATCGCCTGGAACAGGATCTCCTTCGACCAGATGGTCTGGATCGCAGCGGTCAGTGCCGTGTCCGACGGGTAGCCGGTGGCAACGATGTTGGCGGTCGCCGTGATGGCGCCGCCTGCGGGGCCGGGTAGGGCCATGACGGGACTCCTCAGAGTTCGTACCGGAAGACCGGAATCAATATGGACTTGGACCCTGCTGGCCCGGGCGGACCTTCAGGAGTTGATCCCGATACTTCGCGAACTGGTCGAGGGGCATCGCCCGGATCTGTTCCGGTGTGAACGACACTGCCTGCTGATCCGAATGGTTGTCCATGGGGGGAGCGGTCACCCGAGCCCCCGGGAACAGGACCGGCGGTGCCGATGCCTGCGTGGCTGCGAGAATAGCAGCCGACTTCTCCCTGAGGACGGTTATCGATTGCTCGATCTCCTCCGGGGTGGAGCCTTGGACGAGATCCCACAGGTCTGGGATGACGTCTTCTTCTTCCTTCTGACGCTGAGAGATGTACGCCGTACGGGCATTCAGCTGGCGCTCACGGTCGAGCACCGCCTTGTCCAGTTCCCGCTGCTCGCTGAGCGACTTGAACTGCGCCTCCCACTGCTTGTCGCGGTCGGCGAACTGCTGCTTCCAGCGCTCCTCGATGGATTGGATCTGAGACTTGGCGTCCATCTCGGCCTCTTCGGCCAGACGCTGTGCCTCAGCTGCTTGCTGTTCTGCCGCCTCGCGCTCGGCCTGCCGCTGTGCTTCGGCTTGGGCCAAGGTCTGGATCTGCTCTTGCAGCTTCTCCGTCTGCGCCTTGGCCTCGTTGGCTGACTGCTCGAAGGTCTGCATGCGGCCGTAGAGCTTGTCCTTCTCTTCCTGCCGTGCCTTCTCGATGTCGGCAGCGGTGAAGGTCTTGACGGGCTCGTTCTTAGCGGGCTCCGTAACGGTTACGGCGTCGCTCTGTTGTGACATTGATAGGTTCTCCGGTGAGTGAAACGATAAGGTTCCCGGCTATTCATCCGAAGTAGGCGTCGATCTCTGCGGCACCTTGGTGCCGTACGCCTGCGTCAACAACTCGTTGGCCAACTGTGACTCGACCCCTAGTGGGATGTTGCCGGGAGCCGTACTGCTGCTCCCTCCCGAAGTGCCATCACCCGATGCGGGCGGTGGCGGTGGCGGTGCGAAACCGCCCCCTCCGTCTGGGATCATCCCCGTTGTGGCGAGGATGGTCTGCATGACGTCGGCTTGGATGAGTTGCAGAGCGCCCGCCTCAATGGCGTCACGCTTCTGCTCCTCAAAGATCTCGGCCATCTTATCATTTGGCGCTTCGTTGCCCAGTTCCGCAAGAGCGCCCCGCTTGGACTGCAGACCCATCTGCATCTTCATGTTCTCCTCGTTCAGCTTGATCAGCTTGTCGACGGGGAGCGGGTCCGGCCACTTGACGGAGGTGATGTAGATGTTCTGGTCACGAGGGTCGAGCGCCATGAGCTGGTCGGGCTCAGGCTGCGTGACCATGGAGGGGTTCCACTCCAAGAGGTCCGGCCGGTACAGCGCAGCGGTGAGGATCACCAGCTGGTTGACCTGAGCGAGCCCCTCGCCATACACCGCCTTCTTCGCCTCGTGAGCGTTCATCAGCGGCTGGAACTGGATGGAGAGCGCGACACCGGAGGTGTTGCTGATCGCCTGCGTCTGCCCGAGTGCGGTCTCCGGCACGCCGGACATCTCGTGCATGGAGCGCTTCAGCATCGTCAGCGCTTCGAGCAGCGGACCGAGGTCGGTGCGCATCTCCAGGTTGTAGATCTTCGCTGCCGGGTCACCGACCGCCCACACACGGCCCTTGCCGCGGATGAGGTCGTTGGCCTTCGCACCCGTCATCACCGTCACCGGCGCTGCGTTGTACGAGATGATGTCCATGAACTCGGTCATCATCTCGTTGTAGGTGCGGTTGATCGAGAGCAAGTCCCAGATGTCACTCTGGCCCCACGGGGTACCGGCGACGATCTGGTTGGGGATGTGCACGTAGGGGATCCGCCCGAGCGGGTTCGGCCGCTGCGAGAACAGGGAGTCATCGATGAACTCCAGGATCTCCTCGTCGGTGCACACCTCGACGTACGTGTGCACGACCATCGTGCCCGTGGCGTCCGGC